ACCGACCCTACTACCGTAGAACATCGTTGCCGTATCGACGAAGGCACAATGTCCGTCAAGTCGAAAGTCGGAGGCCTTACGCGTGACGGCGAAGTCATTGTCGCAGATGCCCGTATTCTCCTCGACGGACTCGTCGCCATCAAGTATGAGGACGAAATCTCCTTCACGAACGAGCTAGGCGAAACCATGCGTCGCAAGCCGAAGGAAATCAACGTGCAGCGTGACATTGCCGGCAAGCCGATCTTGACGGAGGTGTTTGTGTGAGTGATTTCGAATTTGACGCCTCGGACTTTTTCGAAAAGCTCGACAAGGCTGACCGCAACGTCACTGGCGTTGGTAAAGCGATCATGGAGGATTCCGTTATGGACCTCGCCAAGATTGCCTCCAATATTGCGCCCATCGAATACTCATCGCTACGGGGTTCTGGTAAGTCCCGGACTGTCGTGAAGCTCGGCTCAATCGAGGGGGAGGTTACCTTCAACGCAGTAAACAAAGACGGCAACGGGCGATTCAACTACGCTTACTGGACGCATGAAATGGACTATAACCTCGGGCCAGCGTCGAGCAAGGCGACAGGAATGGCGGGTTACTCCGTTGGTAACAAGTACCTCGAGCGCCCTTTGAAAGGCGAGGCGAAGAAATACGTAAACTGGTGGGCGAAAGCCCTAGCGAAAGGGTTGTGATAGTGATGCGAATACTGGAACTAATTAACTTCGTAAAGAGTCGAGTCCCTGGCGTCTACTATCCGAACAACTTTCCTGCTTCGGCACCTGACGCGTGTACCCGCATTCGCCTGACAGGCGGTTTCCCGACGGACGAGTGGACCGGCAAGAAGCAACCGTCGTTTCAAATATTCGTGCGCGATGTTCATCCGTCCATGGCCGAAGATCGAGCGTACGAGTTGCAGAACACACTGACGAACCTCACCAACGTTAAGGTGGGCGACAGTTCGGTGGTCAAGATACGGGCGAGCAACAGTATACCGATCTACATGGGCGACGATGAAAATAGCCGCCCGATCTATTCGTTGAATTTTGATTGCGTCGTCAGACCATAGCGTCCGGCGGCGTTTTATTTTGCAAACTTAAAGGAGGACGTTTACATGGCAGGAATTAACGTACCAATCGGCCCGGCAATCGTCGAATATGGCGAAGGTGCCGACATGACTAAATTCGAATTCACCAAAGGCGGAATCGTCTTTTCGTATACGACGTCAAAACAAGACGTAACGATTGACCAGTACGGCGACACAATCGTCAAGTCTATCATGAAAGGCCGGACAGCGCAGGCGGTCGTACCATTCGCACTGCATGACATCGACAAACTTTCGAAGGTAACGCCAAACAGTGAACTCGTCACAGACGGTACTGACCCGACGAAAAAGAAACTCGTTGTAAAATCCGAGGCAGGTTACGACATGCTTGCTAACGCGAAGAAGCTCGTGATTAAGCCGACTGACCCTGACGCAACAGCAAACGATTGGATTACAATCCCACTTGCCGGAGCAATCTCAGACGGCGAGCTGACGTATAACAGCGACAATGAGCGCGTGCAGAATATCACGTTCATTGCGTACCCTGACCTCGAGAACCAAGGCAATCTATTCGTAATGGGTGACGAGACAGCGGAAGCATGAGAGTAAGGGCGTCCTAGCGGGCGCTCTTTTTATTTAAGTAGACGAAGGGAGTTACGCCCGTGTTGAAACAATTTCGGAAACTAACGACGCTGACCGAGGACGAAATGTGGCTCGGCGACAAGCGCGTAAAAATAAATAAGCTAACACCTAACCGATGGCGCGACCTATTCGCAACGGTCGACCGACTACCAGGTATTATCGTGCAGGTAATTTCTGCGCCACAAGACGACTTTTACGCGACAGTGGTGGCGGGCCTTGAAGTCGCGATGGATGAAGTTATTGAAATCGTGGCGGTCCTGTCCGACCTGGACGCCGACTACATTAACGCTGAGGTGGGCGTGGATGAAATCTTCGAATACTTAACGCGCACCGTCAAAAAGAACCGACTCGACTCCGTTGCAAAAAACGTCAAGAGCCTTCTGCCGATAAGTCCAGCGGAGTAGGCACGGAAGAAGGCGAAAAGGCGACGGTCGACGATTTCATTATTGACGCGGCCATATTACTCGGCAAGACGCAGGTCGAAATTGAAACCGGCTATTATATGGTCGACTTGATGGAACTCGTTGAGCGCAAAGGGAAGTACGACGCGGCCAACCGTTTGCAGGAGTTGCAGTTGCGTATTGCGACAAATAACCGTGCGATGGAGGACGCGGACTACAAAACGCTTATTCACGGAATGACGAAGCAGTTAGGTGTTCAAGAAGAGACGACCGGCTTCAGTCGTGAGAAGTTCGATCAGTTACGCGCAATGATGAACTAGGAAAGGAGGAAAACGAATGGCAGAAGTCGGAGAAATACGCGCTAGGATGGTCCTTTCGAATGACGAGTTTAAGCGCAAACTCCAAGAATCAAAGTCCGAAATGCAAAAAACAGGTACTAGCGCAAAGCAAATGAAACGGGACTTCGGCGCGATTCAGAAGGCGTCGATGGTGATGGGCGGAGCAGTAGTCGCAGCAATCGGATCAAGTGTCGCCGTTGCCGCCACGTTTGAAAAGTCGATGTCGAAACTCGGAGCTATCTCGAACGCATCGGCGGAAGACATGGCAAAGCTTGAATCTGCGGCCCGTGAAATGGGAGCCACGACTCAGTTCAGCGCATCTCAGGCCGCCGAAGGACTCACGTTTCTCGCAATGGCAGGATTCAGCGTCGAGGAACAAATTGACGCCCTGCCCGCCGTACTAAACGCGGCAGCAGCGGGTGGAATTGACCTCGCTAGGTCGGCCGACATCGTGTCGAACATCATGACCGGTTTTGGAATCGAAGCAACCGAGTCGGGCCATGCGGTCGATGTACTCGTTAAGACCATGACGACGGCTAATACGGACTTACCGCAGTTAGGCGAGGCAATGAAGATGGTCGCCCCGGTTGCGGCTTCCCTCGGATTCTCGATCGAAGAAACCGCCACGGCAGTCGCCAAGATGTCCGACGCAGGTATTCAAGGCTCGATGGCCGGAACTTCATTACGTGCAGCATTCCTATCACTTGCCAATCCGGTCGGTCAGACGAAGAAGGCGATGGATGAATTAGGGTTTAGCGTTACGGACAACGAAGGCAAAATTAAGCCGTTGTCGCGGATTGTTGGAGAACTCAGCGAGAAAATGGACGGCATGTCTGACGCACAAAAGACGGCCACGGCGGCTCAGTTAGTGGGACGTGAAGCGGCGGCAGGATTTACGACGCTGCTCGCAATCGGCGAAGATCAGCTCGCTGAATACACGAAGGAACTCGAGAATAGCGCAGGCACCGCCGATCGAATGGCGAAACGGATGCAAGACAACTTACTCGGCGCATTCAAGGAATTTCAGTCGGCGCTTGAAGAAGTCGGAATTAAGCTCGGTAACGAGTTCCTCCCGATGTTCACGAGCATCGTTCGCGAGGCGTCTAAAATCACGCTTGCATTCGGAGAGGTCGACATGGCCACGGTCAAGGCCGGCCTAGCGTTCGGAGGTACTGCCGCAGCAATCGCGTTAGTGCTCTCGTCTATCGGAAAGTTAGTCATCGCTATGCGAACGCTCATGGTGTCGATGGGGCCCGCCGGATGGCTCATTACGGCTTTGTCCGTTTTGGGTGGTCTATTCGTAAGCGCGTCCGTCTACCAGAGCGACTATAACGATGTCACCCTCGAAAACGTGAACGCCATGATGGAACAGCGCGATGCACTCGGTGCCAATATTGAGGAATTCGACAAGCTGACGGAAAAGTCGAAGCTGACTTCGGATGAGTTCGCTCGCTTTGTCGACATCAATTCGGAACTTGCGAAAACGGCCAATCCGGACACAATCGCAAAGCTGACGGAAGAACAGGAAAAGTTGCAGAAGAAATCCGGGCTGTCGAACGACGAACTTAATCGCTTGATCGGACTTAACGACGAAATTGTCGAGGCTGTGCCGGAATCGAATACGGTGCTTTCCGAGCAAGGTAACATCCTCCTCGAAAACACGGACGCTGCGAAAAAGTACAACGACGAGCAACTCGAAATGATTCGTTTGGAACTCGAAGCACAGCGGACCAAACTCGAGGCCAATATGGCGGAAATGCTTCGCGATGAGGAGCAGGCACAAAAGGATATTAACAAGGCGAAGGAACGCATGATCGAGCTCGACAAGATGGAGCAGGATGAAATCCGTATTATCGCCGGATTGAACGACGAACTTGCAATCGCCAAGGAAAACAACGACACGCTTGAAATCGATCGACTCAATGAAACCATTGCGCTTCACGACAACAAACTTCAAGGTATCGCAAAACAACGCGCCAAGCAGGCGGAAGTTGTTTTAGAGAAAGCGAAGGAAGTCGACAAGATTCAAGAGCAAATCGGAAAGCTAGATGAAGTCAAACAAAGCATGGTTGCGCTCGAACTAAAGCAGGCGGGTATCAATGCTAAAAAGGGCGAGGAAATGAAGGCGCTCGACGATGGAATCCGGAAGCTTGAAAAACAAAAAGGCAAACTCGACGAGCTTAAACGGTCCGGCGAAATGAATACCGCGGAATATCGAGAGGCAAGAGATGCAATCGACAGCCAAATCGGATCCCTCAACGGAGTCCGTACGAAGATTCTCGACCTCATCGGGCAAGCCGATCTACTAAATGGTCGCCTAGGACGGTCTATTAACAAATCCGTATTCATCACGGAGCACGCATTAGGGGGTACAGGCGCCAAAGCGTCGGTTAAACGCCACCAAGGCGGGCCATTGCCGAAGCTCCATGTCGGAGGTCTTGCGGAACAGTTCGCCCAATCGCCATTGCATAACGAAATCGACGTGCGTTTACTCCGCAATGAAATGGTACTGACGGAAGCACAACAGTCGAA